ATCGGGAGTTATGCAATAAGGTGAATCGGGATAAAATTGACAAAATCTTTGTGTGTACATTTCCTCACACCCACTGAAAGTATGAACGCCCACGGGATTTGGGAATACCTCTTTTGTGCTGAATGATTCCAACGGCTCGTTGTTCCAAAGGATGTCAACGGCATACAACGGGGAAAGGTCAATGCAATTACCTTCGTTGTCTGTTGCTAAGCAGATTTGCCCTATTTCGTGTACTGCACAATTATTGTAAGTTACCGAACCCTCAACCGTTGTGCTGATTTGGGCTTGGTATGTTAGCCATTCGGCTAATGATTGGAATTCGTATTTTGAAAAGGTCATAAGGTGGTTAATTCAATACATTGTGCATCGGTTAAAGGTGTGGGATGTAGTCCCATTGCTTGGATGAATTTGGGAACATCCAAAGTTGTAGCGTTTAAAAATTCCATTGCGGTTGGCGTGAATGATGTCGCACTCACAACTTTTGTACCATTAGCAAACACATCGGCAGTACTTCCGTTCCATTTGATAGCGATTTTTACGGTGTTTGTTGTTGTTAAGAAAATTTGTGTACCTACCCCACTTACACGCTTACTAATTCTTAATCTATCGCTTGGCGATGCTGCGATGAAAAAACTATTTCCTACCGTATTATTGATGTCATCCGATACAAAAATACCCGCACTTGAATTATCCCTCGTATACGCCAAATTCCCCCTCAACTCCACAAACCAAGTACCCCCACTGCTTGTAATCAAACCATTGGTGTAGATGTTTGAGCGACTGAATGAATCCGCTATACGGGTGGCTGATGCGGTTGTTGTTGGGATGTAGGTGGTGGGGTATGCGCCTGCTTCAAATTGAGCACCCCAAAGGTATAAACCGCTTGTTCCGTTGCCCGTGTAACTTCTTGTTCCGTTTGCGGTTGCTAATTGTAATGAACCCGTAAAAGCAAATGTAGATGTCGCAGTAACTATGCAACGATACCACCCGTTTCCCACGCTTTGAATTGATGCGGTTGCACCCGTGTCAACATTTCCAATAGTCCCACTACTTACATTAAAATAAGCACCTCTGTCCACTAAACCGTCATATAAGGTTATGTAAACCCAATTTCGTGTATCCGCTTTTACATAAAGAGAAAATGCGTAGGTTCCCGCAGTTCCCGCTGATTTTGAAATATAATGTAAACCGCTTAAATTATTTTCAATAATACTATCTGCCGTTGTAGTTCCATCAGGTGCAGTTGTTGAATTGGCAGTTATTGTGGTTTGACTTTTTATCCAACTTGCATCGCTAAACTGCTCGGAATAGGTAAACAAATTCGTCCTCTGCGGTTCTAACAACAACGCAGGACAACTGCCGTACATATAACTAAGACGGGGGACATTCAACCTATCGGTTGTGGGGAAATAGGTTTGGGCTGAACTGCCTTCGACTAATTGTGCGCCCCAAATGTATGCGCCACTTCCATTGCCAATATAACTTACAACCCCATCGGTATTAGAAACCCCGACTTCAAATGCCAAAGTACCTACGCCAATAGTTCTTGAAACACTACATCTATACCACCCATTACCGACATTTTGAATAGTTGCCGTGTTTCCACTTGCGTTCGTTCCTACAACGCCCGTATTAAGATTAAACCAAGTTCTGTAATGTACTCCGACAAATGCAGAAATTGTGATAAAATTTAATGTGTTCTTTTTAGCGTATATTGACCAAGTCAATGATGTTGCACTACTCGTTACAATCGTGTAAATTGAATGCGTAGCATTTGTGGTATTGTCAAGAATTGTATCAGCGGTTAAAGTTCCGTTAGGTGCGGTGGTAGTATTTGCGCTTATTGTCGCATCTGCTTTTGTCCAATAAGCATCGGCAAACTCCTCACTTCTTTGCAACAAATTCCACGGAACTCGTTGAATCAACCCATCGGCATTTGTACGCCAAGCGTCACTCGCCCTTGTCCAAGTTAAATCACCGTTTCCGTTTGTGGGGATTTCGGCATATGCTTTGCCCCCTTTGTAACCGCTTGGGATGATAAGTAAAGATGCAGATTGTAGCAACGAACTAACCGCATTGACGCAGTTACCCGCTTCCGTTATACCACCATCGGCAATAACTCTTAAATTGTATGCGTTAAAAATGCCTTGGGCAAATCGGTTTCGCCCAATGCCTACCCCGATTCCTACAAACATTTTAGTAAGTGTAAAGGATGATGGATCCTGATGTCAAGGTGATAGAACTGATATAATCACCATCGGCAACCGAAATGAACATACCTTGGTTGATGGTCACGCCCGTCAATCCCAATGATGTCATCAAAGATGCACCAGTATGGTCCAAACAAGCCGATACCACGGCATTGCTATTTACTACAAAACCACGGAATCTTCCCGTCTTGGCAGTTGTATTGGAAACGATGGTACACCCCGTGTAACCCGCACTAAATGAACTTGCTGAAATACTCATATCTATAAAACGATTTTAATTTGAATTGTTAGGGGTTACGGGTTATTTGCCCAATGCCTTGCGCCCACAAAGTGCCATCACAACACTTTTTGGAATATGTGTTTTTATCCTTGCACAAACACGCCCGTGTTCCACCGCCTTGCGGGGATGACCTTGATGGGGTTTTCCACCCGTTTTGGGTGTTATTTGGATTATTTGGATTGTTCCAGTTGCTCATCTTTTTAATAGGGCTAAAAGTAAAACTAACAACAACACCAATCCAATACCAATACCAATACTTTGGGGAATTTTTACCCGCTCTTTGTACTGAACTTGTGGAATGGTAATTGTCTTTTGTATTCTTATGGTGTCGGGCTTTACTACGGTTTGAATTCTTATTACATCGTGATTACGATATACAATCGTTTTAACGCCATCTTTTTCCACGACCATGGTATCAATCGTTTTTGATACGAAAGTGTCCGTAATAGCCACGGAATCGGTTAAAATGATGGTATCAATCACATGGATGGTTGGTTTAATGATTGACGGATCCTTCTTGATGGCTTTTTTCAAATGATATTCAGCCGAACAACCCGTTAACATCACCAAAATGATAGTTGCCTTTGTGAACAACTCACACTTCACCTTATTGATGGTTTTTAACTGCGTCATGTAGGTAGTCAATTTCTTGACCTTCTCATCCTTTGGCTTGTATGTCTTTTTTACAAGTTCCATGAAACATAGTTTGATGGGTTGGTATTGGGATATTCCCCCGCTTCTTGGTTGGCAGTGTACTGGCTGAAATATTGTGGGTAATAACTCAAATAATCCACAACCCTTCTTCGATAGGTTTCAGCGATGTTTCTTTGGCGTTGAACCAATGTATCAATTTCACTCTTATCGGGTAGGGTGGTGTTTTCGGGTGAGTTTCTCAAAATACCCGCATTGCTTACCTCATAACCATGAAACAACAACAAATCAGCCATGGCATAGTGAATCAACATGGGTTGAATGTAGTGGGATACCAATGTTTCGTAATTGCCCGTCAATGTCCCCGCTTCCACCTGGGTTAAAATGTAGCGATACAACTTTGTTCCCAAAAGTTCTTGAACTTGTATGTCTTGACTGATTTTAACAAAGGGATAGATTTTATCTACATCCACATTACCACCCAATTGAGTGTATTTGAAGATTAATTCTTTGTCAACCAGTAATATGTCATCGTTTGCGTACATCTTATTTATTCTTTAATGATCCTTTGTTTGGCATATCAATGGGGCGTGTCTTGGCGGTATTCCACCCACTTGGTGAGAATGGCACACCCGCAGCGTCTGCGCTTTTGTTTGATACTTCGTTGTAATTATCAATGTCCCTACTATCCCCAATCTCATTTGGTTGTTTAGGTAAGAATTTACCTTTGACTTGTTTGCGTTTGAAGGTCAATCGTTCCCATCTATGGTGGCAATTTACACCACCTTTGTACTTCCATATTGAATAGGAACTTTTCCCACTTGGGGCGAATTGTCCGTTCACACCCGCATCACCCATTTGGATAATATCTTCACGCCTGAATATCACTCCGCTTTTGGCTTCTTGAACCATTGTAGAGCAAAACTCCCGTGAATTGTTGGATACGAAATCAGGACCATAACGATATCGGATTTTGTAAACCCCTTTATCATCATCACTTTTTTTATTGGGGTTTTCATACGCTAAGTTAAATCTTAGTTCTTCGTCCGCGTCCGTAACTTCTTGAACATCAATTAATTCCCACTCATCGGTGTTAATTATTTCCCCCTTGTCACGCAAATGTTCTATCCAAGATTTTTCGTCTTGGATGGTCATGTCCGCTAAATCAATCTTTTTTTTTTGAGATGCCAAGGATACGCCAGTTTCTTCCTCACGGGTTTCATCATCAATGACATTTCCA